GTTAGAAAGGGAGTTAGCGTCCTCAGTAGGTCCGAAAGGCATATTGAGCATAATTTTAGAATGTCTGGGGAAAAGGGCGGGAAGGTCACAAAGTTATCTGCTGCTCAAAAAATTACGGCTGATTCCCGATACCAAGATAGAACAAATTTTCATCAAGATGGAAGCAAAGCACCGCGATCAAGTCAGATTCCAAAAGTTGGTAGAGGACAAATCACAAGATTGGATCATGCAAAAAGTGCAGTTAGACGAGCGGCGGGGAAGTCCTTGCTCAGTCGGGCAATTGGTTTTCTTGGTCCTGCTGGCGTTGCCTTGAGCGCGATAACGTCCTCGAAGCCCTTAAATGTTGGCGAGGCTGAATTCCTGGAAAATGAAAAGCGCAAGGTACATCGCGCCAGAAAGAGGAAATGATATGCCCAAAGGTGTAGGTTATCCATCGACATCACCGAAGACGAAAAGCCTCTTGAGCAAGAAGCCTGTTAAGAAAAGGAAATAAGTAATGGCGAAGAAAACTCTGTCTCTAAAGAAGAATGACGAGGCCAAAAAGCCGGAGCCTAAAAAAGTCAAAAAGGTTCCGGTTGGGAAGAAACCATCAATGGGGAATGTTTTTAATCAGATCAAATAGGAGATTCTATGATTAAAAAGGGGAATCGAGTTACAGGACTTGATGGGCGGGAAAGAACCAAAGAATCCGAATACAAGATCAACGAGGCTTTCGCTGCGACTTTTAGAGACATGAGTGGCGAGGTCGTTATGAATTATCTGAAATCAATTACGATTAATGCCGTCAGCGGGGGGGAGATTTCCGATGCTGCCTTACGGCATTTGGAAGGTATGCGATTCCTGTGCGGCGTTATCTCCGCACGAATTGATGCCGGTAATCAACAGAAGCAAGCAGTTATAAATAAGAAGGAGCAAGGTAATGGCTGATGATGGCGGAGAAAGCGGCGGTGAAGCAACTTCTGCTGGCGATGGTGCTGCGGAAAGCAGCAGCGAAGGCGGGACGGCGAAGATACAGGAATATACTGCGCCGGAAGGCGTCCCGGTAAAATTCTTCGATGTGACGACCGGTGATATAGATCATGGGGCCTGGGGCAAGTCCACGAAAAGCCTGGAAGGCAAGCTGAGAACATCCAAGGCCGATATGAAAAAAGTGGTAACGGAAGAATTCAATACCGCCCGTTTGGCGAACAGGCCGGAGAGCGCCGATGACTATGCTCTCCAAGTTCCGGAATCGGTCAAGATGCCGGAAGGGTTTGAGTTTACATTTAACGAGAAAGACCCGTCCATCAAAGCGTGGCGGGAAATGGTTCACGAGCTTGGCGGCAATCAGGACATGTTCGACCAGGGCGTTTCTATGTATATCAATAGCCAGTTGAACAGTATGCCGGATTACGAAACCGAAATCGCCGCGCTTGGCGAACAGGGGCTTGAACGGGCCGAGGCCGTCAATCTCTGGGCGCAAGCGAATTTGACCGAAGATACTTATGCGGCCCTGGAATCATTTGCAGTAACGGCAAAGGGAATCGAGGCCCTGGAAGAAATCATGGAAAAATCTGGAGAACCGGCTTTCTCACCATCTGATTTTGATTCTACGGGTGTATCGAAGGCTACCCTTGAAGACCTTCAGACCAAGCAAGCTGATCCACGCTATTGGGATGTCAACAAACGTGATCCCAAGTTCGTTCGAGAGGTAGATGCTGGTTTTGAAAAGCTGTATTCCAGCTAAACATAATCAGGCCAATCCTCCCGCTTACCCACCTGATTATGGCCCCTCCGGACCCCTAAACCCGGAGGGGCAATTAAAATGTGCATTGCGAAAATAATACTATATGTGACAAGAATATACCAGTCGGCCCCTACGTTTAGGGCGCGGCCCCCGATTTAGGGCATAACCGCTTAGTCCCAAGACCAAGGCACAACCGCAAAAGTGTTTTTTGGATCAATCTTTGGAGGGCATTATGTCCACATCAATATCAACAGCCTTTATTCGGCAGTTTGAATCCGATGTCCATGTCGCCTATCAGCGTATGGGTACGAAACTCCGTAATACTATTCGGCGAAAAGTCGCCGTTCAAGGTGAAGACGTTCGATTCCAGAAATATGGAACTGGAACCGCAAGCACGAAATCCCGACACGGGGATGTACCGCTTATGAACGTCAGTCACACTACAGTCGATTGTTCGATGGCAGACTATTATGCTGGCGAATATGTCGACCGGCTCGATCTTCTCAAGACCAACATTGACGAACGTAACCTTGCAGCCCAGGCTGGCGCTTCCGCCCTTGGCCGCAAGACCGACTCGTTAATTACGACGGCGATGGATACCACTACCTCTACCATTGCTCACGGCTCTGCCGGTATGACCAAAGCGAAAGCTCACACCGCTTTTGAAACTCTCGGACAAAATGATGTCCCTGACGATGGCAATCGCTTCTGGGTCGTCGATCACAAGCAATGGTCAGACCTGATGGACATCACAGAATTCGCAAGTGCGGATTACATCGGTTCTGACGGTTTACCGTACCAGGGTGGTATGGTCGCTAAACGCTGGCATGGATTCATGTTCTTCGCGTTTTCCGGTCTTGATGTTGCTACGAATATCTATAAGACTTTCGCCTATCATACGACTTCAATGGGTCATGGCATCGGCGCGGATATTTCTCAGGACGTTTCCTGGGATGGCCGCAAGCAAGCCCATCTGGTCGTCAACTATATGTCGCAGGGTTCTGTCCTCGTTGATGCAAATGGCATCATCGAAGTTTCCTGCCAAAACACATAGGAGGGCCAAATGGCTTATAGTTCTTCAAACCTCTCGCTTCTGACAACCGCTAATGGGTTTTCGTTGTGGCACTACATCACGACGGACGCCATTGCGACTATCAACACGGCAGCTTACTTTACCGGTGAAGCGGTCAACATGCTTCAAGTCAATGACTTGATCCTAGTGGTCGATTCCAACACTCCGACAATGAGTTGGTGTATCGTTCTCTCGAACGACGGCACTACAGTCGATGTGTCCGATGGTACGGTGATTGTCCAGACAGACACCGACTAGACAAAACCGGGGGGGGTTCCAGCCTCCCCCGGCGTTTTGGTCATTGGAAACCTATATTACTAGAGGGGCGTCTTAATGGCCTTGACTGATGTTAATGTTGCCTCAAGAGCGTTGGTCTTAATTGGCGCTGATACGATTTCTGATTTCGACCCCTCCCCTGCAACCACCGAATCCACTGTTGCCAAGAATCTTTACGAGGGTTTTGTCGAGGCTGCTATTTCCAAATATCGCTGGCGTTTTGCCACTGGCCAGATTGACTTGTCCAGGTTGGCAGCAAAACCGGAGGCCCGTTGGGACTCTGCTTACCAGATGCCGACCAGCCCTCCCATCCTGGTTCTCCACGCTGTTACGGTTCTCAGCAACCCAATCAAGTATGATCGCTACGAGAGCAAGATTTATTGCAACGCGACCTCTGACGATATTGTAACAGCCGACTATACCTATCGGGTCGATACCGTAGATTGGCCTCCTTATTTCACGGAGTATGTTGTTTACAAGCTGGCGTCGGTATTCGCTTCTTCTATTGCCCAGAAGGCGACCCTTGCGGAACTCCTTGGTAATCAAGCGACGATATTTCTTCAAGAGGCGAAAACGGTCGAAGCGCAGCAACAAACCACAAGGCAAGTGAAGTCTCGCAGATTAATTGATGCGAGGCGCTAATGGCCGGAGAAAATCTACGCATTCTACAAACGTCCTTCACATCGGGGGAACTCTCTCCCCTAATGAGGATGCGCTCGGACTTGAAGCCATACTTTGCTGGCGGAAGGTCACTTCGTAATGTCGGTCTGTATGTGCAGGGTGGATTTCGTCGGCGTCCCGGCACAGTCTATAAAGCGGTGCTTTCCGATCCTACTATTCTCCATGAATATTCTTATACCGAAGGCCAGGACTATGTCCTTGGGTTCTATGCCTCGAACGTAAAGGTTTTTAATGATTCCGGTACGCTGTTGGCCACCGTTTCCAGTGCCCCTTGGGCGGCAGCGGATGTTAGGCAACTAACGCTGACTTCAAGTGCTGATACGATTATCGTAACGCACAAGGATTTTATGATCCAAAAGTTGATGCGAACCGGAGCGACGACCTTTACTCTTGCGGACTTCGCTTTCGAGGTTCACTCGTCCGGCGCACCGACATATCAGCCCTATTATAAATTTCTGCAAGATTCCTCGACGATGACGCCATCGGCAACGACAGGCTCTATCAATCTGACTTGTTCCGAGGCAATTTTTGTTTCCGGTCACGCTGGAACAATTTTTCGATATTCAACCAGTGCCGCCGACTACAAGGAGATACGGATAAACTCTATTACCAGCACGACGGTCGCTGCCTGTACGGTCCTGGAAACACTTGCCGCGACTACAGCCCAGGTGTTCTGGGATGAACAGACGTTTTCCGGTGTTCGCGGTTATCCCCGATGCGCGGCCTTTCATGATCAGCGTCTTTGCCTTGCTGGCTCGACCAGCCGACCAGACGGTTTCTGGGCTTCCCAGATCGGAGCTTTCTTTAATTTCGACATTGGTGCTGGTGGCGATGCAGAAGCTATTGACGCCTCGGTAGCGGCGGAACAGGTTGGCGAAATCCGTCACATGGTTTCTTCACGGAACATTCAGATGTTTACCAACGGCGGCGAGATTTATGTACCCCAATCTCAAGCCAATCCGCTGACGCCAAGCAATATTTCGTTTATTTCCCAGACGCCCTATGGCTCTTCTCAGGAATTGAACCCGATGACCTATGACGGGGCAACCCTGTTCCTGCAAAAAACCGGCAAGGTGGTTCGGGAGTTCTTATGGCAGGATACGGAGCAAGCCTATACCTCCGGTGCAGTCTCTCACTTGTCCAGCCATCTAATCAAAGGAGCCGACGATGGAACGATCCTGCTTGGTACAGACGAAGCGCCGGAGCAGTATGCGCTCTTTGTTAATAACACCACAGGTGATGCCCTCGAAGGGTCAATCGCTGTATTCCATTCTGTCAGATCAGAAGATTTGGCAGGGTGGACACTATGGACAACTGATGGGAAATTCCAAAGCGTTGCAGCAGTTGGCAACAGCCTCTTTGTCACCGTCGAAAGAACCATTAACGGCTCCGCCGTCGTCTGGCTGGAACAATTCGATTGGAATATAACGGTAGATGCCTCCATCACTGTAGATCATTCTACCGATCTGGTGACAAACGGGGCGTTTACCACGGATGTAAGCTGGACGAAGGGAACC